GGAGGACATAGAAATGGCGAGATATACGCTAAGCCTGGATCAAATGAGCTTCATTTAACAATAGTAGAGAAATATGTCAGGGAAGAGTCCGACCCTGAAGTATATAGATTTGTTGGTCCTACCAATATATTTGAAGCCACAGCGCCAATACAGTTTTAGATAAAAAATAATAGTGAGGAAAAATAAATGATAAATTATGCACTAATTCCAATTGCAGCTATATATCTTTATGTCGATGTAGAAGTAATAAGGATCAAGTTATTTCTACGCAAAAGGAGAGCTAATGAGCAAATACGAAATGACTAGAACCTGTTGCTGTGGAGCTTCAATAACTGTTGGTGCAGAGTTTCATACTTATTGGGCTGGCCCTATAGGAGAATTTCTATCCGAACATAAACATTGCAAAAAGGTTATAGAGTTTACAAATCCAGTTACCTCAGCACCTGGAGCTAACACTACGATGTGGACTCAGCGTGGTAAATAAAGACTTAATCTCAAAAGTATTTATTGAGTATTACGGTACAGGGTGGGAGAAAGAGTACCGTGAAAGAGTTGAAAAAGAATTAGAAACTCAAATAGGTTTTTACCTAGAATTGATTAATGGCGATGACAAATAAAACAGTAATACTTCTACAAAATGGCTATAGCTTTTGTGTTTCAGAGACATTAGACAGCATCGAAACAAAAATTGAGTTAGTTATGGCAGAGCCTTTGGCAACAGAGACAGAAGATGAGAAATTTAAAATGATTAACCCATTTGGTCAGCCTTTGATAAATACAATTTTTTGTATTAAAAATGATGATGAGGTACAAGAAGTAAAGGGATGTTTTAATCCTGCTCATGTGTCAGTTTTATATCAGCATGATTAAGTGAGGAAAAATAAATGGCTAATACAAAACCACTAAGAGAAATATTCCCTACCGCTAACGGACATAGATATGCTAAATGTCCTATATGCCTTAATCCAACTTCCAGAGATAATAACGGTGGACACACTTGTTATAACATTAATGGTCATAGAAATAAAGAGTTTTATAGAACATTCGGTAAGGGAGCAAAACCAGGGCCGGTAAACTTTTAAAGGAGTATAAGAATGCTAGAACTATCAAAAGAAGAACAAGAATATTTAAATAAATTTCGTTCTGATAATGGTAAAGATATGAACCAAATGGGCTGGATTGAATATGGTTGGGATTTAAAATTAAGATTTGATTTGAATAAAGCAGACAAAAAGTTTAGAAGTGAACTACAAGCCGGTTAATAAGAAAGGTAAAATGAAATTCTACTTAGTTGCGCCACATGATGAGGTACAAGAATTATTCAGAGCAATTGTTAGAGCAGAATCAGAGGATGAAGCCTGCGACATTGCCTATGAAGGTCCAGCAGATAATGACGATCAAGATTGCACTTATATTGAGCTACAAGGTAAGAGAAATGATTTAACTGCTATTGAGCTTACCTTAGATGACAAGGCCGCGATAGTTCTTCAGTATGAGATTAATTGATGAATAGCACACAAGAACTAAGAAATTCACAATGCGGTCATAAACAATCTTATCCTACAGAGAAAGAGATAGTGAGATGTGAAAGTGTTATTACTAGACTCTGCGCCGAATGCAAAAAACCTTTATGGTGGGCAGCTATGGAATGGAGATTAGTGTGAGATTAATTGATATTACAGAAAAGTTAAAAGATGAAGATGTTAATGTAGTATTTCTTTATCACGAGTTCTCTAGTCAAGCAGAGAGAATTGAATTTTGGATATGTTCTCAATGCTATCATGGATATGACTATTCTTTTAACTTAAATAGAAAGTTTATGTTGCATTGCCCTGAATGCGTATTGAAAGCTACTAGCAAAGAATTACTAGATAAATGCAGATTAGTACCCGCATGGGACACGCGAAAGCGCAGCCGGGGGAAATGCACCAAGGGCCGTCTAATTAATTTCTTATTCAACCGTGAGGCTTTCCCTACCCTGGCCGAGAATTGCCGGGAGAAATTAGCCAGCGAGCCCACAGCGGCAAAGGCGGGTGGTAGTCACTGACATTCCCATTGTCCCTTTTCGTGCCGACTCCACATCCACATAGCAGTTAGTGAATTGTATCTAGCAGAGAATACGCTATGAAATCTATATGGGTTGTGATTTGCTTCCCAAGTAGAAGGATATAGGATTTGAAATAAACCATCGTCCCCGGCTCCGTTCTCTGCCGAAGGATTAAAGGTACTCTCACAACTTGCTACTTGTAAAGCATCTGGATAATATTGACCATAAGATTGTGAAGCAAAATAGATACAATCTCTTACATCGTAATTAGAACATTTACTACTTGCTACTTTTATTGAACATTGATGATTACAACTTCTTGCTACTGAGTTACTAGGTACTAACCCAACTATGAATAGTGAAACTAGAATTGTGAGACGTAGCTTGATTGCACACACCTTCCATGCGGTTCGGTAGTCCTATATGAGCTACCCCAATATTCACCGTAAACAGTTACCGGCAAATCATCTACTTGCGTAGGTAATAAAAGAGAATATCCAATGATTCATATAGAACCAATGTCTAGAACAAACTATGTGTGGATCAGCACAATAGGGATCGAGCCTAGCTGGAGCCTCGCCGTAAGGCCATACAGGGCAGCCGCTCAAGAAAAAGCCGCAAATAGCGGGTTTTTTGTGCTGCTAGAGCCCTTGACTCGGCTCTACGGCGTGCTACAAGCGCTATGCTTGTCAGGTGGGTTGACTCAGACCCACTCTCTAACTGACTCACTATATGGAGGTTATGTAATGTCTACTAAGAAGAATTGGATTAGCGTTGCCGAAGTAAGACGGGCAAGTAATCGCGCCAAGCATATGTTTTTTAATGCTCGGGTGATTTACAAGTATCAGCAGCGGATCAGTTCAAAACTGTATGGCGGTAAATACGTCGTCGTCAGCATGATCTTTCCCATTGATTATGAAAGGTTCGGCTCGGAAGCTGCGCGCCATTACAACGTCTATCGAGTGAACGATAACGCAACCTTGAGTCTGATTGGCAGTGGCGACCTTCGCGCTATGTCCGGTCCCAATGGCGCGCGTGAGGCTCATCGGATGGCCGAAGAATTGGGCAACGGCACCAAAGGGGCGAAGAATGGCGGAAGGCTCGTCAACGCCTAATGCTCGTCTTTCTCTCTCTGGATGAATTGAAGCGGATCATGCGCGCTGTAGAGGATGCGCTGATCGCCTATGACGCGCTAGGCGAAGAACCAGAGGGAGGAAGTCAGCGCCTACATGGTTCGCTTCTCACAATCAAAGCTGCAATAGCAATACGTGAAACAGGACAAGAAACAAGAATTGAAATACGATGAGAATATTTATTGACAATCTGCTAAGACTACGCGCAGAGAAAGGAATTACTCAGGAAGAACTAGGGTTGAAATGTGACATGGCTTCTTCCGAGATATCACGGTTTGAGTGTGGCAGGCGTGAACCTCGCCTACATACGATGGTGCGCCTAGCTCGCGGGCTTGAGGTCGAGCCTATGGAGTTACTACGAACGGACTAGCAGAGGAAAGCCGCGCGTGCGCTCACGGATCGACGTGCGGCCTTGTTTCACCCAGACAGAGAGAAAAACACAACCATGAACCAAACAACTAACAACCGGCTACATAGAGCTACGAAAGCTCTAAAAGATGTCGAGCAAATGACAACAACTATGCGAGCAAACCTAGACAGAGAGATAGCTATTGCTCGTGAATCAAACACGGTCGCAGAAATAGCTCTCGCTACTGGTCTTAGTAGGGAGACAGTTTACCAGTCAATCGATAGACACAAAAGGACACAATGATGAGAACTATAATTATCGCACTGATCGCAGTTGTAGCTCTCGCGGTCGCAGGGTGCGGCGGCACGAGCACAAAGGCAGCTTGCATTACTGGCAAGGGCTACACGTACTGTTCAAAGCCCGGCTGCATTACCAGCACGAGCACAAAGCGGGAACTATGCGGGACCGCTGCCGTTGACTATTGCACCGAAGCCAAGCCGGATTATCGCTATGCAATTCTCCATGCCAACGGTGAACTATTGAACAAGGTAGAAATAGCGCGTAAAGCCTGCGCGCTTGTAGGTGTAAACCTCAACTCGTAACAAGAGGATCGATAAAAATGAGCAAGATAAAAATATACATAGTTGCTTTCATCGCGGTTTTCTTTTTCTCGATAGGGGTTTTGCACACTGCCAGTTCTATTGCATCATCTTCATATATCCTCAAGCATGGGAATTGTGAGGCTAACTATTCTCGGAAAGTAGAGAAGATCACTAAGCGAGTACACGGTCATAGGCGTAAGCTAAAAGTCGTTTACTGCACAAAGATCATTCCTAAGCACCTAGCCGTTGCTTCCCCTGTAGACGTTACCCCGACCGCTCTTTCGCCTTCTCCGGCCGCTGTAGCGCCGCCTAAGCCTGCGTTCAGGTTGCAAGCCACCACCACGACAATGACGATCAATTCAGAAACGTGCTCGTCGGGTGAGCGTCTTTTCCCAATTGGCACCGAGCACAAAGAAGTAATGGTGACTGACGAATATTGCACTTATTCAGTTACAAGTAACAATGAATCTCAATCTGGAATATCATACGGTGCAGAAATTTGGCTAGAAACGGGAATAGGATATCTGCACCAATATCTTGTACCTGGAGAATCGCTCCCGCACGAACAAATCACGTTTACGGATGAACGCTATAGCTATGAATATGAAAACATTAAAAAATGGGGATGCTACGCAGCGCCTTCGGCAACACCAGTTTATCCCGAGCAAAATATTGAATTTTATATTGAAACAACTAAATCAGATTGTGCAATACGATTCTTTGCTATAGGCTACGGCCCAGCCAATGAATCAGGTTGGCTATCGTCTAAGAGTCAATCAGAAGAAGTAGATGTACATTGTTACAAGAAACACCTGTAGAAGTTGCATGTAAAGGAAAGGTTGATATATATATGTCATCTAATCGATTCTGGCACGCTCTAGTGGAGCGTATGCGTGGACATCTAGAAACAAGGACTAGCGAACTTCGCTACTATCGCGCGAAAGCTGCCCTGGCCGAGCACCAGCTAAGCCGTTTGAGAGCGTCTGTGCCGTCCACTGCTACGCTCCCGAACGGGGTACGTGCCTCGGACCCGCTGGCGTTGATCCCTCCCTCACGGGCGGCGCTGGCGGGTCCGCTCTCTCTAGCTCGTGTGGAGGTCACTAACGCCATGCAAGCCCGAGAAGGCCGACGCCTAGCGGAGCTTGCGACAGAGGCCGGTAGCGGCCCTGTAGCGGCCCTCAGACACGCTCAGCTAGTCGCCATGCAGGAACGCCAGCGCGTGGCATGGTTGACCGACTACGCGGGCGAGCTTGAGCGAGAGCTAGAGACATTGCGGCACAACTGAGACAGACCCGCATAGCAGCGCAGAGAGCCCGCCATCGAGCGGGCTTTTCTGTGGGCTTATCTAAGGCGTTCTGAGCCCTTCGGACCCTACAGAGCTAGGGTCGCCTGCCTTTGGCTCTCGCGTGGCGCTGAGCGCTCCCGTGCGCGGCGTGGCAGACATTACAGCGGGCGTGTTAGGACGGACTCCCTATGGCTACCTTCACAGTGCCCTGTTCATCTACCTCTATGTTATGTGTTGATTGTTTCACTACCGCGATGTTCGCCGCTGGCTTCTCTACCTCGATCATCATAAGTGAATGAGCATCTACATCTACTCTGCGAGTTTCATATTGCTCTATGACTACAGGGATAGGAGTTAGAATTACAGTTGGCTTAGAGGGAGTTGCTTTTAGAGTAAATTTCCCTTCAATTAGCGCAGCTATCCTCTGTCTCAATCTAGCTGGCGCTGATAGAGAAAAGTTAGAACTAATCAATGATGAAAATCTTTGACCTATTTTCATAGGCGCTTGGATTGTCAAAGAGCCCTGTATAGATGAAGATAATTTCTGACCTATTTTTATAGGTGCTTGTAGAGATAAAGAGCTTTGTATAGTTGCCGCTAATCTCTGAGATGATCTGATATGCGCTTGTATTTCAAATGCGCTATTGATAATCGATGCCAATCTCTCAGAAGATTTTATAGGTGCAGTAATAGATAATTCAGATTTTATATTTGATGATAGTTTCTCCGCAGATTTAAGGGGAGCTACTATTGAGAATACAAATTCTAATGGAGCTTTTAATTTTACTTGACCAGCTTGACTAATAGGTGCAATTATAGTGAAAACAGAACTAATTACTGTAGATAATTTCTGTGATATTTTTATAGGCGCTTGTAATGTAAAGACTGATTGTATCTCAGAAGATAATTTTTGGGCAGACTTTATTGGTGCCTGTATCGTAAAGACACTCTGAACAATCGAGGATAGCCTTTGTGACAATCTCATTGGAGCAGAGATTGTAAATACCGAACTTACTTTAGAAGATAACCCTACCGTTGATCTAAGTTTGGCATTAATAGAAAATATAGAAGATACTGTAGAGATTAATTTCTCCGCAGATTTTATAGGTGCAACTATATTTAGCTTGCCTTCTATCAAAGAAGACAATCTGGCAGATAGTCTCAGCGGTGCAGCAATAGTAAAGCTAGATTCTATTTTGCTAGCCATCCTCTGTGCAGACCGTATAGGAGCAGAGAGACTAAAGTTTGATTCTATTTTAGAGGCTAGTTTCTCTAATGATCTTAGCTTGGCAGAGAGATTAAATTCTGAGCTAACAGTAGAAGATAATTTGCTACTCAGTCTTATAGGAGCAATTAAAGTAAATTTAGATTCTATAGTCGATACTAGATCAGTTATACCTTTACCTGTTAGCTGCCCGTATAGAGTGAATTTCCCTTCTATTGTAGATTTAATTCTCTCAAGTGAGCTAATAGGAGCAGAGATAGAGAATGTTGATCCAACTACAGATGATAATTTCTGGTTAGATTTAAGATTAGCTATTAAAGAAAAAGTAGAATCTATATTTGATCTTAATCTCTGTGACGAACGCACTACCGCTAACAGAGAAAAATTAGATTCTATTTTAGATGATAACTTCTGAGCAGAGCGTAATGGTGCAGAAATAGTAAATGACGATAATAGATTAGTAGCTAACCTAGATGAAGATTTTAATACAGCCGATAAAGAGAATACAGATTCTACAGTTGAGGATAATCTTTGCGACGACCTTAAAGGTGCCGACAAAGAAAATTCAGAAGCTATAGTGGACTGTAAAAATACTTCATTTTTAGATTCTCCTACCGAAGCAAGAGGGAAGGGTTTAAATAAATTACCAGGATGAAAATATACAGGACTGAAATCAGTTTGAACGGTATAAGGTCCAGATACTGCTGCTGTTCCTAAAGCTTTGAAGCTTGCAGGGCCATCAGTAGATTCAGAACCCCACGAAACAGATTCTAGTTTTGTGTGACTTGCCGTAGTTGATTCTTTCTCGGCAGTCCCCCCAGACGCAGCTTTAGAGAAGTAATGAAAGTTACCTCCCAACGGCACCATCGCTAGCCAATAAACGGTATTCTTTACTACCGATATATTTAATCCAGTTACAACTACCCAGGAGTTAGTAGCAGGAACACCTGTATGTGATCCTTCTCCTAATGCAGTGCCGGGAGTTCCTGAACTATCAGAATACACTCCCAGAACTAATGAAGTCATACCAGTATTAGCGACAGTGCTGGTATGTATCTGGATTTCTTCTATTTTACCTGTTTCTTTACAGGTATACTTAAATCCTTCGATTCTTCCCTGTGAACATCCATCGGCGAATGTTAATACTGCTTCTTCGCCAATAAGTAGAGCCATAGTTACCCTCCCTACTTATCGGGAAACTAATTAAGAAACTCTACTAAAAATTGATAGCAAGTAAGCGCGTTAGATTCTGATTCAGTTAGCCATTTAGCGCCAACAGTAAGAATCTTAGCTTCCTCAGTATTGATAGTAGCTTCTCCACCAGTTGATGTAATCTCTGGCATTAGAGTTGTGCTAGCGGATGCAGTAGTCAATGATACAGACTCTATTCCGGTAACGTTGCCTTGAGTAATAATCTTTCCAGATGGTCCTATAGACTGTACTATGGAGGTTGCCTCCATACCCCATGATTGGTTAGTAACTCCTGATGGAGTTGTAACTTCAATGGTTTCTGCTAGCGCAGTACCAGCTACTCCACCATAGTATAAACCGAAAATCAATTTAGGCGCAGATGTATTAGAATATATACCACAAGCAGTAAATCTAATTATCTTTCCAACTTCTAAATAATTAGCAGGTACTACAACAGCTCCTGTAGTACCACCGGGAGAAACATCTGCAAGGGTAGTAGACTTTTTATATACAGCACCTTTTCCTATGCCGCTAATCTGCCCCGCATTGGCGCATTGAACAAATGTCTGGTTAGCCATATTATTCTACCGCCCTTACGAAAGCTGTAGTTTTAATTCGTTAGCGGCAAAGCTAACCGTAGTAAGATTAGTAACTTTCTTTTTTTCAGTAGTAAGGCCAATAGCTATTTGTTCCCCAGATGTTTCAGCAGTACATATTGCTACAGCTTCAACTTCATTTTCTCCACCAGTAGCTTCAGGGAATTTAATTTCTTCAGAGTTTTTAAGATAGCCAGGTTCAGATTCTGTACCTTCTACAAGTGTCCATTTAGCCGCTGCTACTTTAACTCTTTTGTAGCTTGTAAATGTTGCCTCAGTACCAGTAGTTGTACGAGTAGGAACAACTGTATAAAGAGCCACCCAAGTTTCTGTAGGAGCGGTAAGGTTTTCCGCTTTGAACAAGCATTTTAAAACCTTGTTCTCCCATTCTTTCTTTAATGTTGAAGCCATTTTATTTTTCTCCTATTATGGAAGTTCAAAGGTAATATGCCCATGAACAGGGAACACTATTTCTTCGCCACTTTTTAAGCTAGCATAGTAATGAATATTTTCATACCTAACGGGGGTAAGAGAAGTAGCAGTTAATTGACTCATTAGTTCTTCGGTTTCAGTATGAGTCATTGTTATTTCAATAATACCTTCGGTAGGTTTTGCTACCAAACCTTTTCCTTCTTCAAGAATCTTTATTCCTTCAATACTAAGTTTAGCTGTATATCCTGAGAAAGAATATATTTCTGTAAGTTCCTTATTTTTAAATAACTGTATAGGTACTTGGAAAGTACCGCCTATATATCCAGTAATATTTTGTGGTCTAGGAATAAGCATAATTTAAAATTCGTAGGAAGCGCCGCTAGTAAAATTGTGTATGGCTCTTAAGATTTCGCCTTCGTGCATTACCAGAGTGCCCTTTTCATAATAGGTGAAGGGAGCCCATTCCGCCATCCCGCCGCCGATTGGCCCCCACGAATTAGCTTCGGTCCCAGGTTCTACGTTTTCACTTTGCTTTAAAGCAAGATAAGATACACCCAAACATTTAACAACCATTCCACTTGGATATAAATGATTTGTTGTCCATTCTTCTGTTGCATAACTTGATACAGGAACAGACTTAGGAGTTTTTCCTCCCTCTTCTACAACAAATTCTTCGTTAGTTTCCCACCAGCTAGCAGCTTGATTGGTTAAACTTTGAACTACTTTTTCAGGTAATTCGTATACCTTCCCACTAATAGCAAGCAATCTTTCATTGTTAGGAAGATTAATTTCTGCTGGGGAATATGGTCCTTTATATTTTACTTTCATCTTATCTGATTATCCGCTCTAACTTATCCCTGATGCTACTGAAGCATTCTGTAGCTGAGCCTGAAGAGTTTCAATCAGATTAGGAGTAGTACCAAATTCAATAGTAGTTGTTATTCCGTTCTCTCCCGCGCTGCACTCAACTCTATTGATCGAATAATCATTGTGTTCACCCCATACATCTTTAGATGGAGCATCTGGCACTCTAAATCTATCTATACCAGAGCGTAGCATCCAAGCCGGTTTAACTCCTGATCCTCTAGCTTCATGTACTGGCATAGTAATAGTTGCAGTACCAGTTACATTAGCCTGTGATTCTAAAAGTTCTAATTGTATTAAACCGAATGCTTCAGCAGCAGCCTTAGTGCTAGTTCCCATATTAATAACTATTTGTCTATTAATTTCCAAAGCGGCTAGATACTTATTTGATCTCTTTACTTCTACTGTTCCTTCTACTCCGCTAATTTCGGTATAAATAACTTTTGCAGAGTTATAAAGATTTTCAATGTTTTCTCTAATATCTAGAGTTTCACACTCGCTTCTCCAAGCCCAAGCAGTAAAAGTTCCAGGCTTAGGGTATGCACGAAAATCTAATCTAGGTTCTGGATAATAAGTCTGAGTAAGGTAATAGAGAGATTCCCAAACCCCCCAATGCCATCCTACGACTTTGGTCATTTCAGATACTATTTGTTCTGAAGGAACTGGAGAAAGATAAGATGAATGAGGTATTATATATGTAGGAACTTCTATAATTCCTAATCCAATTTCTTCTACCTTGCCTACAACAAATTCAACAATCTGAGATGGGAAAAATCCACCAGGGTCCGCACCTTGTTTAGTAAGTCCATGACGACCGTAGACGGATGGGTTATTCCAATATATCGCGTACTGTTTTCCGGCAGTTCCTCCAGCTTCATTATATGTATAAACAAATCTAGCAATAGCCCTCGTATTCGTAGTCGCTAGTATATATTCTGGGGTTTCTCTTTCTCGCAGATTCCCAACGCCAATATCTCCCCCTCCACCAGTTTCAGTGTCAGAAAGATTCGCCTCCCAAGTCCATTGAGTAGTTGTTTTTCCAACGTTTATGCCTCTAGTCCAATTGAGATATACAGCACCAATAGGAACACCATTTGAATTATAAGTTGCCTCATTCCAAGGTAGACCACCAGCTACCCATGCGCCATTAACTGCCTGAATAAGTGCGGGTGTGGTGTTAGTAGGGCTAAGTCCGACTTCTGGTCCTGAAGGACTGAAGCCGGTTTCTATGGTGCTGATCTGTCGAGCCAAACTCATACTGCGCCAGCTAGTTAACTCTCTATCTACGAATATTTCTGCAATAGAAGTCTCTTTTAGCTTAGACGCTTTGCCCTCGCACTGAATAAGAGTTTTAGCGCCCATTGACCTTTGTAATTCCTTAACCCTACCTTCCCAAGCTATTTTAGTTCCACAATCTAATCTAACTGGCATACCTCTAGTTATTTGAGGTAAATCTTTTGGGATAGGAAATGAGGCAGTCTCGAAACCACCAGGATCAACATTAGAGAAAGTAAAGTTTTCACTAAGAAGGTATGAATAATCTTCATTATTAATAGCTAACTTAAGAGGAAATTGTTCTCTAATGTTGGGTGCAATAAATACTAGGGGGGGTTCAGCTTCTCCAGTAGCGAGCGCGCTAAATGGTCCTATTGTTTCAGCATGAAAATTAGTAGTAGCTTCAAGAACGGCATATTTGCCAGTAGTAGTATAAGCATTTGGAGAAGCACCGTTGGAATATACAGTGTGCAAATTACCACCACGAGGAAGCCAAGCAATCCAATACTTATAACCTTTAACTACTCTAGCTGTTAATTCAGATACAGATATCCATTGGGAAGTACCAGGAGCCAAAGCATAAGTTCCTTCATCTAAAGCCTTACCAGGAACACCGTTGGAATCTTCATATATTCCTACAATAATACTTTTAGCTGTACTAGCAGTGGCCCCTATATATAATTCTATATTTTCTACTGTTCCAGTTTCTAGAGCAGTATACTGTGATGCTTCAATTTCATTTTTGCCTATTGAGGTTTCATTAGTATAGATTGATTTTACACCTAATAAGACTATATTTGACATTAGAACATATACCTGCAACGCTCAAGAACATTTACATTTACAAGAGTTTTTTTATTCATTGACCCACCAACAATACCAGCGACAAGGAATGCAACACTAATAGGTTCATTGCTTGCAGGCACAGGAGGAATTGCCCCGCGCGAATATCCAGTTAATTCAGAGATATTTGCAGTACCAGTAGAGGCTACACTCTTTTCAATACCAGATGCAGAAACTCCTAAGTTTCCACCGATATTAACTGTATTAGCTACACCATCAAAAGAGGCATAGTTTAGATTAGCTGAAGCTGCATAAGTACCTGTATTTAGAAAGGTAGTAGTTTTATCCGGTAGCTGAATCATTCCACCAATATCAATAGCAGTAGAAGGACCAACAGTGACCGCATATCTTAATTGTAATTTGTGTTTTTCTCCAGTGTTAAGATAAGAACTAGCTACATTGATAACCCCCAGATCATATAAACGCCATGCAGTTGTAGCAGCTATAGTTGCAGCTTCACTAAAGAAACCTTGATATACGGTACGCAAACAAATTGGTGTAGCTCCAGCCGGGGTTCTTGCGGCAACTAATATTCTATTTTCTCCAACATATGAGTATTTACTAGATGCTGTAGAAAATTCATATATTTCTGTTCCGCCACCAATACCTACCCAATGGGCATAAGTTCCACCAGGCGCATTAGCTTCAGTAGCAAATGAGCTTTGGAATTTTGCTCCAGATGCAGCCGGGATGAAAGGAATATATTCATTTGAAGGCAGCACAGACATTGCATAGCAAGCACTGGACGCTACACCTTCAGATACTAATTGGCCTTGCAACAGCGCCGGACCATCGCCGCGTATCGAGCCGCTAGCGGGAAAAACAATTACGGGGCTTGTTCCTACCCTTACTGTCGTCGCAACGCCTGAGACACCTACCGCGCGGGCTCCAGCGCGCGTGAAATAACCGAGTGGCTGCACGAACAGGCGCAATTTACCTACTAGCCAGTTCTGCGCATTTTCCCAATAGTTTTCTTCTATATCTATTTGTCCAGAAATAATATCCCAAAATGTAGATTCAGATTCTCCGAAGTCCTGCCATTCAACTTGTGAGCCAGGAGTATTAATTAAAGTCCCTACTTCCTCTACTATTTCATTTACAGCTCTTTTAGATGCTGCATGTAAACGTAAAGGATATATTTGCTCCTTTTCTTTCAAATCCTCAAGAGCAAGTACACCACCCACTTTCAATACAGAGTGAGCCATAACCTTATTAGAAAACTGAGGTCCAGCTACATCTAGACCTTCGCCTTTTTGAGTCATCACATATTCAGATAATTCATAGTTCCCATTAGGACTATATATCTTTAACTTAGTCAAGGCCATTTATCTATACCCCGGTATGTTCCCAGTTCTACGAGATACTTGCTGAGAAATTATTTTAACATTATCTGGATGTGCAATTCTGCTATCTACTAAATCTATTAAGGCTCCTACAGCTCCGTGGAAATGATGTTGAACATTAAGGCTTACATTCGGAGAGCTTGTAGATGTTAATGCTCCACCTTTAGGAACAACATACTCTCCCGAGTGGGCAAAGATAGGACCATCATTCAAGACAGGTCCACCTTTTTCAAAGTGAGGAATACTAGCCTGAAAGTTTTTGATTGTAGAGAATTGCTCTTGAGATAGAATTAATGATTTACCGAGTTGTTCAATCTCTTCCTTTTGAACTGTTTCTAAAGCTGTATTAGTTTCGGCACCAACTAGAGAAGGCGCAGGCTTAATATGGGCATTTTCATCTTCTGATCTTTGTGTAGCTAATTCAATGGCAAATCCAGGTATCGTAGAAGATTTGAGGGAAAATACTTCCCCATTCATTTTAGTTATACCTGATTCTAATGTATTCCTATATCTTTCATATTCACCATATTTACCACCTTTTCCTATAGATGTTTTCGATCCTGTAAGAACCGATAGACTTTCCTCTATAGGAGTCAACTCAAGATTGAGATCATTTTTTCTTAATGCAACTTTTGCTGCACCAGTACCAGATAGGGGTTTATCTAGAGATTTGATATAAGAAGCTATTTGTAATTTTTCATTTTTATATTGATTAATCAAATTTCTATCTTGATCCCTACTCATCAATCCTTGCTCGCCTATTAAGTTTTCTTCTATAGCACGCTCTGATGTTTCAGCATCTGACTTTAATTGTTGCTGGTAGGTTTTATTCTCTGCATTGTGAACTTTTTCTTTTAGGCTACCAGTAGTTAATTTCTGAATTTGAGCTTTAATATTCTCATATCTTTTATACTCAGCTTTAGCATGTTTGAGAACTTGTGCCTGTCTTTTAGTATATTCTCTATATGCTTTGTGCCATTTTTTAACTTCGTCTTCCTCTACTTTCAATAGTTCTTCACTAGATTGAACTTGTTGAGAAATAGTATTTTCAACAGGTGGGTAAACAGAGGCGTATGGCTTTACTAATCCAGAACTAAATGCAGATACACCAGCGCCTTTCAGTAAAGCTACATCTGATGAAGTTAGCAAATGATTTTCTGGCAGTTCGCCAAAGTAATTAATTAATTCCTTTTGATAAGACAAATTAGAAGATTCACCATTAGCTGTAATAGCATTCTGGTTTGTAAACAAAGCATGAGCTATAGGAGTAAAAGCGCTAAAGCTCTCATTAGGAGCAAGCGTTGGTGCAAGTTCTGTAATATTTTGTGGCAACAAGAAAGTATCGTTAGGCTCACCAACTATCTTTGAAAGAAGTGAGCGCAGAGCTTCTAGTTTTTTCTGTGTAGGTTCAAACGCTGTTATTCTTCCTACATTTTCTGTATCAGGAATTTTACCTATACCGTGAACAAGAGACTGTAAATCTTTTGCTTTCTGCCCAGCCTTTACTTTTGGTGTATTAACTTTTCCTTTATTTACCTTTTGGGTAGAATGTGAATTAGGAATATAATGATTATATCCTCTAGCAGCATTAACTATCCCTCCTTGGTTGTACCAACCGGCGCTAAGCTCGTGCGCCCAAGCTGCTGAAGGAGTTCCATATCTACCCTTAATATAATTCAATCCCCATTCAATCTGTTCTTTTGGATTAGTTCCATATGGATGTTCGCCGCTATCATCTTGGGGAATACCATAAGCAGGAGAGGATGGATTTTTAGCAAACTGATTCCATCCGCTCTCTCTCTGCCAGAGCTTTTGCAAGTAAGGCCATTGACTAGCGCTTATACCATCAGCTTCCATCATCTTTCTACCTAAAGATTCATTTTGTGAGTTTGAACCTCCACCGCTTATACCAGAGAATGAAGAAGAAGATAATTTATTATTAGCTGCTTCAATAACCTTCTTCAATGCAGCTTGAGCAATATTCTTCATTGCTCCACTTCCATTGATACCAGGAGAAGATAACTTTTCAATTACAGAGGAAAGTGAACCTGTTCCACTTCCTGTACCTCCTGGTAGACCAGAAGAGTTACCAAAAGGCACACCTATTAATTGAACGTGGTTAGCCTCGGCAGAGTCCGGGGGATAGAAGGGACGATAAAGACCTACGGCTCTTAATTGACTCTCTGAAACACTGAGCATAGATGCAAGAGTCGGAGCACCTGCGCCGATATCCGCCGCCTTTCCTTCAGTATGAGGATCATTAGAAAATCCTCCTACAGCTACGGAGTGAGAAGGCGAACGATAACCAGATATTCCGTAAATAGTTTTTTTAATCTCAGCAGAAAGTTTCTTTAGGTCTGCAACTATTTTGGGCTCATATCCATAAGAGAAGTTTGTCCCAGGTTGAGGAACAAATCCACCTGAAGCCATATGGTGAGGAGTATTAATTTTATTGAACATCCCAGGAATGCCGCCAACGTCTGCAAGGCGATGATTAAGGAAGTCCTGTTGATGTGAATTTAATACTGCAATTTGCTCACCTGGCGCAGCTAAAATTGGTACTCCACCAGCATTAAGAGGAATAGAATCTAATCCTCTTTCACCTTGCTTACCTAGTTGAATCAACCCGCCGCCAGCGTGTCCCTTTGCGCCAACCTTCTTTGTAGACACAACAGAGGAAGAACCCAGAGACTTTATCTCTACATTCAATTCCTTATTAATACTTTCTATTCCATCCTTAACGGATGATTGAGCCGTCTTCAGAGATTCAGTAAATATCTTTGATACTGACTCTGCTAACTTACTATTATGCAAGCCATTAACAAATCCTTGGATTGTAAATTCACCGAGTATTTGCATTTCTTTTGAAGGTGAACCAATACCTAATACTTCTCCAACCGTATCAAGAGCGCCCTTGGCAACATGACCAATTGCCTTACCTACATCGCCTGGAGCGTCCTCAACTCCCTTTACAAGACCTTCAATTATATGCTTACCTAATTCCTCACCATCATGGAGAAATCCAGCAATAAATCCTTCGACTGCCTTTTCTACCTTGTCAAACTCAGAAGTAATTATATGTACTAGTGGCGCTCCGAATGCTTCCCATGCTGCAACAAATGGAGCACTTGCATACTCAACTAAACCGACAACAGCATCTAGAGCACCCTTTCCAACTTCCTTGACACCTTCCCAGGCTTTGCTCCAGTTACCAGTTAATATCGACTCTGATACATCGAATAAACCAATTACAATATGCAGCGCTCCATCGACTATAGTCTCTAAACCATGTAGAGCATTATCAACATCGTCCTTAAGAAAACCACTTTTAATTATAATCTCATCTATTACATGTACAACCGTCTTTGCAACCGGCTCAGCCGCTTGACCAAATTCCTGAAATGCTTTTCCAGCCTTACCAGCATCCGTAGATAGATCATTTAAGAATACTCCTGCTGTTGACTCTAGTTGTTTGAAAGTTGGCTCTAATGGCTTAAAAGCATTCTCTATATCTTTCAAAGCTGAAGTAACAGTATTCTTTACCGCAGGTATCTTTAATAACATCGGAATACCTATTGCGGCTGCTGCTGCTGGAATGGCAACCTCTGGAGCAGCGAGGGCACCAATTCCTAAGCCCGCTCCCTCTACGGCCTCCGGCGCGGCTGCTGCGACCGCAGGTAAGGCTCTCTCTCCAATTGACTCGGCCTCTGGCGCTACATCAGCGGCAACTGACTTAACACCAGCGGGGAGAATTACACCACCGGCTGAACGCTCCTCTGCGGCTGCTGTCTCTGCGTCTGCTGCTGAGGACTCACCCTCGGCCGCTGCCTGCCCGCCTAAGCCTGAATACTTACCAGACTCCATAGTTACTACAATCGGATTAGCTATTGAACCTGGCGCAGCAAAACCTCTCACGCCAGATATTCCCCCAACAGTTTTATCCTCAACCGTGCTTGCTGCACTGCTCACAATTGAAGATTTACCATGAGAGAATAATCCCGTTACTGCACCACCAGCCTTTAATAGATTGCCAGTGATTTTTAATACAGGACCAATGACTGCACCAAAAGCCAATACTGCAATCATTGAATCTTTTACAGGACCAGGAAGGCTATCAAAACCTTTAGCTAGAGAATCTATATCTTGTATGAATTTATTGAAGATAGGTAGAGCTTGCATCTCTACATCACCAATAGTTACGCCGATTCCCTCTAGTGCAGCTTTTGAATGGTCAAGAAGGGATTGAGAGGAAGACTCCCATTTTCTTTCCCCTTCTTCCATTTTTTTAACAGACTGAAGATTATCTGGAATACGCTTATAACCTTCTTCAACTTTTTTCAAATTCTGGTATAGAGGAAGAAGGCCACCAGCACCAGACCTAGCACCACCACCAATAGCTATAAGTAAGTTTTTCTGTTCTATAGCTGAAAGATTAGAAGAATCAAGATGCTTCTTAAGGTCTTGTAGCATCACATTAAGACCATTGGGCTTAGTTAAATCTTCAGCAAGAGAGGACTGCGTAAGCCCAATAGCTTCCATCCGTTCTTTAACTTCTTTAGATGGAGCATCTAATTTAATAAACATCTGCCGCAAACCCGTTGCGGCTTTTGTTGCAGGTATACCGGATGCTGTAAGAACATCCATCCCAACACCTGCATCTCTCAAACCAAGCCCAACAGACTTAGCGGTCGGGAGAATTGTTCCCAATACGCCTACAAGTTCTTCCATGTGCAAATCGCCCGCGCCGACAATCTCATTAAGAGTTGCCATCTGGTCACGAGCAGATGAAGCAGGCAAGTTAAGCGCGTGGAGTGAATTAGCTAATGCTTTTGCAGTAGAATCAAAGTTTGATCCACCAATGTTCGCGCCAATTGCTGCCTGTTTAATAACATTCATTGCCTCAGATGCAGGAATACCAACAGAGGCAACGTGATATAAACCTTCAGCTAATTCATGCGGTGTTCTAGCTAATTCAGGTGCAGCGCGTTCGACCTCTTTATATAGCTTCTTAACAGATGCTTCCGAATAACCGGCCTGAGTTTGCAGCGAAGTCATTGCTTGCTGAAATTTAACTCCTAGATATAAGCTGCCAGCACCGATAGCCAGAATCGGTACAGATAAAGCAGATAACTTTGAACCTAACTCAGAAGTTTTCTTTCCTGAATCAGTTAACTTATCTGAAAAAGATTTAGTAGAATTTGATCCTCTTATATTCGCAGCGGCAACTACTCCCATAGCTGCATCTTGCGCTGCACCTATTTTTGCCGAAGATGCAACTGCTGAATCTGTAGCAGCTTTAACTGACGTAGCTTGTCTGTCTGAAGCTACTGCTACATCATCGGCAGTTGCATTTGCAGCCGCAGAGACTTTTTTATATGAATTTATTTGTGAATCAAATGCAGTATTAATAGACTCTGAACTAGAAACAATTGAATCTGTTTGTTTTCCTACAGAGGCTACTATACTGCTAGAATAAGAACCTACTGAATCTGCAACCTTCTTATGAGAAGCAGCTAAATCAGCATTTGAATCTATTATTTTCTTATTTAAATCAAGTGCTGTTTTAGCTACATTGCCAATCGTGTCCTCATATTTACGCAAAGAAGCAATGGCACTATCAAGAGCCTTATCTAAATCGGCCGATGAACCATCAACTATTACTGATATAGTTCTTGCAGTAGCACCCATTATTTATCTTCTTTGTTCTTCATCTCTTTCGCGTCTGGCATTGGCCCACCAAGAATCATTCTCTACACCAGCCCAGCTATCGGGGGAAGTGGTCTTAACCTCGTTTTGCTTATTCATTGCCTTAATATAAGACTGAAACTCTTTCCAGCCCATTATCGGCTGCCCTTTATCTGCGCGCCTTTCCCGCCAGAAATTCGGACCCCACCCGTAATGTTTGCAGAGAATAGAAACTAAATAAGGAAACTCTATTGTGTCACTGGCTCTGGACTTGTTTCCGTATTCGAGTTCCCAGGGTCGAGGGTGACTTGAGTTAAAGGGGCCTGCTCTTTATTCTCCTCATCTTTATTTTCAAATAATTCAGGATTATAAATCCTTGCTACAAGCTGTAGTAACTGAGGAACAGTAAGAGGTAACTCTGTAATATCTGGGTGATTAATCTGGAATAACTCTAGGGCTTCATTATAAAGATACTCAACTATATCTTCATCTTTTTTATTCTCGTCGCTCTCTTCTTCACGTTTCTTTTGAACTTGCTTCATACGCAAATAGAAGGGAACGGGAATCTGTGCTGGTAATGTGTAAATCTTTCCGCCGAGCTGCACTTTTTTTGGATCACCTAAAAGGTCATCTATGTTAATAATTTCGATTGACATACACTGATTATCCACCCATTTTCAGAAATTTACGAAAACGGGCCTCTGGTCAAACGGCGTGTCTACTTGGCTTCCAACTTGTATTCTCCCAAGGTCTGATTGCATTTCTGAGCAATAATAATCAGAGGTTGGAATGTTTGTTTAGCAGTTGGAAAACGAGAAATAATTTCATTTACCTTATCCTCGTATTCGCAAAGTTCCTGTTTACTAGATACCCGTGTTTCTGTAATTCTAGAATTGCTATTTGTGTAATCTATAAGTAACCATACTATGCCAGCGCTTACGACCAGCAACAGAGAAAACAATATAATTGCTATTGCTAAATAATTCTGCGCTGCTCGTCTTGCGACGCCGCTAGTATTCGATTCGTCTTGTCCCACTTTAGTTATCTCCTAACTTAGTGGTTTGATTATCCATGAGCGAAATGTACTATAAACTCGATTATCGCTAACCCGACACCTATTATAGTTGCAGACGCTCCTAGAGAAGCAATAAAGATTGTTTTTGTAGTAACAGATTTATCTTTATCATCTTTAGAAATATCATTTCTAATTTTAGTCTCAGTAGCCAGATTATCTAATTTATCAGAAACTTTATCAAGTTTGTCTATTACTTTATCGAATCTACTATTATCTTGTTTCTCATGATCAGAGAAGCTAGATTTAAGATTCTCTAGATTAGCTTGCTCGCGGCCCTTACGTTCAGCCGCAATTAATTCTTGTTCACTGATTGACATATTGGAGTCGCTTAGGTGATTGCATTTCTATTGTTCTCTCTCCTTGAATAATGTAATCACGCTTGCGCTCGCCTTAGCGTCAGTTTTTCCAAATAAAAAGGCACCTAAATCAATAGATGCCTTTTTACCATTACTTATTTTGGGATATTACTTCATCCCTAATCTTGCTTAGGTAGACGGTTCTGTATACGCTTTGGTAGCGCCAGTAATTAAACCAGCCCAAACGGATTTAGTCGCATTGGCAATCGTGAATGCGGTAAAGTCCATATACATTGTTTTACCATCTGGATCAAGTTTGTTAACTTTCGCATTACCGATAACAGTATACGGGCAGTTAATAAAAGCACTGATTGACCCACCCTGCGACTGTTGACCAGAATAGAAGCCAAAAGCTCCAGTAGGAACAGTGATCGGAACCTGAGTACCACCGCCATAGTGAATCGCATTCCACGCTTCAGTATTCACATACTTGATAGTACCGTCAAGATTGAAGTCTACAGTATTCCAAACAATATCCTCACGGAATAGAGATAAAGTTCTAATAGCATCATCCAAGCCATTTTTAATACCTAATGACCATTTGGTGATTTGGTTAGAAGTTCCAACCCCGCCACCAGTAGATGCGCTCCACGACCAGAAAGCAGAACCACCAGGAACCATGAAAGGTTCGCCTGACTCACGAGTAATAGTCGCAGAAGCTCCAGCGCCTACAAGAACTTGAGGAGTACCGCCAGTGATAAAGCTACCACTGATTTTCAAAGGATGTTCGTGTTCACCCTCTATTTTAACTTCAGACCAAACACCGTTAGTAACTTGTTCGACCTCTTCCGCCCATTGCTGTTTAAATGTCAAATAGGGAAGAGTTGCAGAACCAGAAGAAATAAAGTGATAATGCAAACCTTGAGAAGCGCCAGTAGTGGCAGCCGAGATTTGCGAGGGAACATCGGTCCCGAGAGAAGTAGTCAGAACTCGGCCCAAACCATCCGGCCACGCATATGTCATCATTGAACCATCTGCTGTAACTTGAGTTTTATAAACTAACCCAAGTTCCTTGCCTGATCCACCGATTCTCTCATTAGAGGTTTTTGATTCAGTCTCGAAACCAGTTCCATTTAAATGTTTCGTGAAATAGAAAGTAGTACCTTCTACATCCTTTTTTTCCTGAACAGCCCAAGCAAAATAGTTGGTAATTTCAGAAGTTGAATGACCAGGAAGACTCATTATTTACTTTCTACTTTGGAAGTATCAGAATCAGATTTAGGTTCCTGCACTGGCGTAGGCGGGACGGGAGCGACAGGGACGGGGGGAATAGTAGTCACCTGTGCAGGCTCATCTAGGATTTCCCAGTGGCCCGATTTTTCCGCTGAGACTCTAGGCGTCTCCATGATGTGACCGTAAGGGAATGTTATCCCTCCGATTTGAAAATCAAATGGCCCTATCCAACGGGCTCTAACTAGTGTATCGCTCATCTCACTCCTTGATTATCCGCTCAGATTTCGTTTCTCGTGAACTCTACGTGTAAACCTGCCCACGAGGTATATGAAGTTGGAGGTTCGCCTAAACTTTCAGGATCAGCCTCACCTAGTAATGGTCCCGGTTCGGTATTTTTAAAAGCTGTATACCAAACTCCAGCCTTTGTTTTTAATATCGATTGTTCTCCAAAAGCAGGTTTTTCTCTATCTCTCTGGATAGTTAATTGAACTGCTCTACGATATCTTCTGAGCATTCTATTAAGAGTATAATGATCTGAGTTAGTAGCAATAATCATAATTGCTAAACCATTAATTCCTTCTAGCATAAACTCAGTATCTTTTTCATATCGAGTAGGAAACTCGCCAACACCGAATATTGGCTGTCCACCCTCAAGAATAGATTTAATTGGAATGTAATGAACTATCTGCGCAGGCGCTTCTAATTCTAATCCATCTTCATATAACTTTTCAACTGTTTCAACTGCTTCAGGTAATTGTTCCTTAAGCATTTCAACTAAAGTATTTATAATTATTTCATTGCCTTCAAAGGCAGTTGTATTAAATGGAGTGATCGTCACAATCCGACTCTCTCAATCCAGCTATTAACCCATCCAACAAATATATCTTGCCATTCATCTATCAAAGATACAGGGGTAACTACAGGTGGCCTAGCAGGCATTGTATCTGTACCAGTTTGTTGATATCCTGCTACCTCACTTTGAGGACTATAAATCATTTTATTACCAATAACTTTTACAGATGCAGGATCGAATAATTCTCTCCTCATCTTTCCAGATACAGTATATGTTTGCGGCCTAGTTAACCATTTCTCGCCTGTTCTAACTATTCCTACAAGCATCTTATCGCTGCCGTGCTGTATCTTCCAATCATCATACTTTTCAGATAATTCTTGATAAGGTTTTAAACCATATGCTCCATCTGATTCAATTTGTTTCTCTACTGCTGAAAGCATACTAAGACTAACCATAGACAATGGAGTGTTCATATCTCTTAATCCATCAGACAATTGTTCAAAAGCAACATAATCAACTGAACCATCTTGCTTTATTTCAACAGGAAATAACAATTAAGATTCCATAAATCTACTGAAATAAGGTTCATTACCTTTAGCTGTAGTCGGAGGTCTGGATACACCAGGACCACGCGGCTTAGTTCTTTCAATTTCTTTTGGAATACCTAATATAACTTGTGCAGTTTCAAGCATTTTTAAACTTGCATTATAAGCTGCTCTAGCTTCTTTCTTGCTAGTGCTAGATGGCGCTGACTCCTCCATGAGAGCCCAAGCACCATTAGCATTAGCCGCAGTAAGAAATCTCCACGCAATACTAGCACCTTCAGTTGGAATAGGTAAAGAATATCCCTTTTGTTCAAGAATACCATCTATTTCAGATTGTGATTGTTCTAAGAAATCAATTACATCTGGAACTGAAGGATTTGGATATACGCCTAATTTTCTAGACCTATTCCTAGCTTCTACGTTGGATACGGTTGCATAACCCATATCTACTGATTATCCCTGTTGAGTGGCTGCTATCGCTGGAGCCGCTTGGTAAATGGCTTCGATTATCTCCGAAGCACCTTCCCAACCCATCCCCTCCATGCCTTCCGGTCCTAATTGCTGCGCTAAAGATTGAGTATGAACATTTGTTAAACCATCTACTACGCCTTCAATAAATTTATCCTTCCACTCTTTTGTTGAAGGATCACCGTCTATCTTGCAACCTGTTTTAACATTCTCTGCCAAAGCTCCCCAATTGCCGCAGACTACACGACATCCCGCCGCCTGTGCCTCCATACAAGAGATACAAGAAGTCTCATCAAACTTTACTTGCCCTGGAGAATAATAAGAAGGCAATACCCACACTAAACTACTTCTCATCAAATGAGCCAAACCTTTTTGACCCTTACCTTTTAGTATTTCAACTCCATCATGCTCTGAAAGTTTTTTAATCTTCTCACGATTCTTTGATAATTCAGGATTATGATTAGCAACAATATCATACCAAGGTCCATACAAATGTGTGAATGTAGCATCTGGAACTTGTTTCTTTATCTCAGGCCAGCATTCAAGAGCAATAGCTAATCCTCTATCTGGGCTAGACGTATATACAACTCTTTTCTCTCTATCAGGCTGTTCACCTTCAAAATAAGAAGGTACAATACCATTTCTAGCAGCTATTACTTTCCTAGAATCAATCCAAGGATATACTTCTAAAATATTTTGTTTATGCCACTCTGATACTCCGCATACATAATCAATACTTTTCATTCTCTCTTTATTGATACCCTCATTGCCAGCAGTATCCTCTAACCAAAGAATCTTAGTCTCTGCGTTAATAGGCATATCAAACATAGTAGCATTTCTGAATGCCACTAAGCATTTACGATACTCGGTTGGATCAAAGTTTTTCCAACTCTTGAGAATTACATCTTTTACAGAACCCTCTTGATTAAAGTGACCATATAAAGTCACTATATGACCAGCTTTAGCTAATTCCTCTGCAAGTCTCCACGCCGCAGTCTCAGAACCTCCCAAACCTCTAGTAGTAATATCCATTGGGTGCCAAGGACCAATTGCATAACCAGTCCAAATTGCAATCTCTTGACCTTTACCCATTGGCTCGAACCATGCACTTACATATCCATGATCGTCTATACCTAAATCTTCTAACTTGCCAAAGCGTCGCAAGAGGTCGGCAACGTCCACAGAACGCCACGCTCGGCGTCTCCCTGGCGTGCTGCTGCCTTTTACGCGGCCCTCTGGCACACTGACGTAGACTCGGCCTCCTGGCCTTTTAATTAAACGACAGACTGAATTAATTCTCTCACCTGGATCAGTCTTATTATCTAGATCACCATGAATCATTCCTACATCATAGGGACCATTATCATCAGGTATTCTATGGTAAGTTGAATCAGGAAAATATTTTTCAACTAACTCTGAAGAAGCACCAGAGGGGTCTAAAATTCTCATACTGCAATCTCCTCAATTAGTTGTTCTTTTTCCTGTTGTTTTAATTGGTTATCAAATTCCGTAAGACTCTTTATTAAGAATGTACTTCTAGGTTCATCCTCATATAGAGAGTGTAATTTGTATGGTTCGTTTAATGCTTTTTGAGTAAGCACCTTAGAAGCAATAACTGTTTCGTGATCCTGGCAAAAGAAAGGCACACACTGAAGTAGCATATGCGCTTTCTCAGGTTCATCATATTCTCTTAATAAGGTCGAACAATTAGCAAAAGTAATTGCAGTCTGATCTCTTAATAATCTTCCTAGCCAATTGTTCAGATGTACCTGAATATCTAGAAAGTCAGGATTTTTTTCTACTACTTTCTGGGCAGACTTTACAGCATCTTCAAAATTACCTACTTGAGCCAGAGAAGAAGAAATAATTGTATAAGGCTTTAAATCATAATCCTCTGGATTAATGATAAGCATTGTATCGGGTTTACCTTTTTGAATTACTTGACTAGCAAACCCGGCAGACTTATCCCATTCTTCCTTTGCATAGGCAACCTCAGAAAGAGTTAAATAAGTATCAGGCCACGAGGGACATTCCATAATCATAGGTAAGGAAACTTCTATAGCTTTATCATTTTCTCCCAAACCCATAAGAACCTGCGCATAGCGCCTAGCAATTTGGGCGCGCATATCTGGCGCTTGACCGGGGATAGTGAGGTATTGCTCGAAATACTCTGCACTCTCTTTTATTTTGTCCTGGTCTGGAACAACAGCCATCACACCTTCGGCGCGCTTTTCCCGCTTCATTGCGCCCATAAGCTCTGTACCTATATAACTTATAATTCTTCCATAATCAGGATGATCTGGGGAAATATCTTTTACCCAAGTCTTTAATATTTTCTCGTTACGACATTCCTTATTTGAAGGCATTAATCTATGTACCCAGCGAGCTTTACTAGGATCGGCTTCCACTAATGGTCCCGGTACTTGTTGGCACTCGTGGACTCTTCCCGCCCATTTCCCGCTGCTTTTTCTTACCAATCTCTCACGCTTTAATTGGCATGAAACGTTACCATTTGGCTGTACTGCATAATCATATACACAAAAGAATTGATTAACTGTTAAATCAGTATCTTGGGCTAGTTTTCTTAAATAAGGAATACCAATTACATTATCATCTAGATCAGCCCAAGCTAACCAATCTCCCGTAGCCAATGAATCTGCATAATTTCTAGCAGCAGAGAAATCATCGCACCACTCAAAAGTTCCAGTAACTAACTTATTCTTTTCTTTTTTGTCCTTAGCATATGCTTTTGCCGTATCTAAAGTATCATCAGAACTTCCAGTATCAACTAATACAACCTCATCAACATCGTCCCAAAAAGTATCGAAACAAGGTTTAATATTCTTTGCCTCATCTTTGGCGATGAGCACCATTGATATCTTCATAGTTCACTTTCTTTATTAATCGTAATCGGGTACTCATCAGGCCAGATTTGACCCACCATTAAACCTAAGCCAAGAGCTAGCTTAACTCTTACTCTGTGCTTAGGCAAATATCCACCCTCTATGTTTGATAGAGTTGATTTGGATATTTCAGTCTTTTTAGATACATCTTCGAGAGTCCAATTATTTTCCTCTCTCAGAACACGTAATGGATGATCTTCTCTTGAGGGTGACATAACTTATGATGCAGCATGGGCCAAGATACAAAAGCCTTTAATATTATCAAATCCCCACTCACCCTTAATTATCTCAGTAGGTATAAATCCAGTCTCAGATAAAATGTGATCTACAGTATCTCTAGTAGCAACTGTAGTGTGAAGATTATAACCTTCTTTGTTCCATTTCTTAAGCTCATCCTCTTCAGTAATTCTAGTATCTTCTGGAATAGTAATACAAACATTATCAGAAACTCTCTTTGACTCATTGAGAGCTTCAATCATTTGTGATACTGGAAAGTGCTCAAGTATCTCACCGAGAATTACTAAATCAGCATATTTGTCTGGGAAGGGCCAAGGAAAATGTAAACAGTTAAAAATTCTATCTACAACATTCGGCCGGTTCATATATTTATCCCAGCCTTCAATATCACAATTAATTATTCTTTCACCAAATGAGGCTCTTAATTTACCTGGGTCTTCATTACATCCCATATTTAATACTCTTCCTGTGAATCTTTCTGCACAATCTCTCTGATAGACATACCTGAATCTACCATCTTCTTGATGTTGATCTTTATGTGTAGTAATTAAATCAGTCATATCAGTGATTATCCACCCGTTCCGAAAATTTCAGAACGACTTTGGCACAAAAAGAGCGGCCCGTAAGCCGCTCTCTTGTTACCCTCCTCGTCGTGAGGGTTATTCAATTTCGTAAATTTCAATACCTAATTCTGGAGCGACAACCTTCTCCGTAACATTTTCCCAAGCGCGAATGTTTTGGGCAGGCGGGTCTGGTTCAACCCACCTATCGACAACAGCGAAGTCTCCCGAACCATCCGGTTCTTGCTGAGTAATAGTGCCAGTTGCAATGCCGTTTCCTAGATCACTGGAAACGCTGCCTCTGAAGGAATAAACAGTAGTCGGATCACCCCAACCCGCAGAAGAGTTAATAAAGCAAACTCGACAATATCCCTTGCCCCAAATCTCTTCAGGATTAAAAGCAGCACCAATATTTGCCTTATTTGCAAGCGCACCATCTGCAATCATTACCTTCAATCCAAAGAGATAAGGAGGAAGCGCCCTATCGCCTTTTTCCAAATACTCTGGACCCATAACATAGCGAATAAGTTCTTTAACTTCCTTGTTATTGGCAATATTTTCTGCGGTAGTTTGAGTAATAAGCAAAGCGTTAGGAGTTATACCAGTATGAGTACGAACTTCCTTCTTTGCCTTCTGCAAATCAGCCTGAATAGTTGCAGATTCTTCATTCCATTTAGCATGAGCCTGGAAACGACCTTCTCCAGCTTCTTCACCACCAGAAAGCTGACCGCCAGCCTCCACAGAACGGAGTTCTGTTGCAAGTCTAATCTCTTTCTGGACTGCCATATTAGACATAAGATTACGAACCTTTGAAAGTTCCAATCTAAGAGCAGCATTGCCCTGATTAATCTCCTCATTCGTCAGGCGAGTTTTAAGCCGGTAATTCTTAGTGCGATAAAATTCCTCACTGTACTTAATATCAATCAACGGAGTTACTGCATCATCAGCAACGGCATTGTTTGACTGAGTATTACCGAAGAAAGAAGAGGGATCGAAAACAGGATACTGACCTATATGTTTTTCAACAGGTTGCATCGCCACAACTTCATTATAAATAAAGCCATGAGGAGTAAACTGTCTTGCAACATTCGACAGAACAGGATCAATAATCTGAAGGCCAGAGGGATCACCTGAACCTCTTGAGTAATTAATAGCCATTTTAGATCAATCCCGAAATCTGTTGAATTTTAAGGTAATATCCAAATTCGCCACCTGGATTTGCGTGCTCAACAGATTTACCGAGAGCCCAAACAGTAGTACCAGAGGCACCCTGAGTCGCTGCTAAACCAAGCTGGCAAATATTCGCACTTCCCGAAGCTCCAGCAGTCGCAGCCGCAGAAGCTACAACAACCCAAGTTCCAGCCCCAATAGTCGCAGCAGCAATGCCGCGAATAATATCAGGAGTATCACGAATATCTACAGGTTCAATAGAGCCATAAGCAGAAGCTCTCGCAACACCTATAGGTTCTTCAGTCGCATTTACAGTATTAGTAACTACCCAAGGAGAAGCAGTAGATAAAGCAACTGCATTACCAGCCGCAATGGTAGTTGCACCTGTAAATAAAGGAAGTCCCGAAAGTCGTCTAGTTTCGTTGCCGTATGACATTTTTATGCACCTACCAATTGAATGTTAGTGACGGCAGTAAGAGCTTTTTCGTAATCCACGCTTGGATTAAGTTTATTCTCTTCCATGTATTTCTGGACTTCTTGATGAAGTTCATACCCCGGAGCATGTACGCCATCAGGTGCGAAGGGTTCATTTTTACTTGCACCTTTAGCAGTCGTGTTAAGAATAACAGGATTATCCTCAAGCATTTTCAGAGTTGACTCTTTATTGGTAGCATAAAACTCTTTATACTGATCTTTCTGAGCAGGAACAGCTTTACCTTTACCAACTGCTTGTTCAAAGGCAGTATCGAAATGATTGTCCTCAAGTTCTTTTTTAGCTTCAGCGCCAGCAGTAGCATTTTCAAGTAATGCTTTTACATTAGCCTCATCTAAAAGAACCATACCCTGTGATTTAGCAGTCTGCTCTAAAGTTTTAGTTACAGCAGGATCGACCACCGGAGCCGGTTTAGGCTTCGCAATCTCAATAGCCTCAAGGACTTTGAGAGTATCGACATTCTCCGTCGAAGCAAGTTGCAGAATCACTTTCTGCGCTGCCTCGTCAGTGATGCCGAGTCCAGTAAGTGTGTCGCTTGTAATGTCCATCTGCCCTTGAGTATCCTCCAATTCTTTTCCTAGTATGGATTGTGCTTTGTTCTTGACCTTTGCTGCCTCCGCTGCCGTAATATTTCCTGCTTTTTCAGAATGCGGAAGTAGTCTCAGGGCAGCCCGAGCATGTTCTTTATCCCCTGGAGGAAGTGGGAACATATAAAGTTTTTTACCATCTATTGTTTTAATGATAGTGGCGTATTTTTTTCTATCTTCATCTGAGATATCTAAAGTGATAACTCCAGATTCATATAGCGCGTCTAATGAAATAACAGTCTCATTATCTTCTCTTAAAGTATCTATCATGCTATCAGCAGAAGAAAGATTAACAGTTCCCATATTGAGCTTAGGTTTATTAGTTAAAGCGCCACCCTGGAAAACATTAGATACTATAGTTCCATCCTCTTTTTCATAAGGACCGTATGTAGGGGAATAGAATCTATATAATTTATCTTTTATAGCCGTTTCGCCTTTAGTAGTCCATTCCACTTTAGCTCTAGGAACTTCTTTATCATCTAAATATATATCATTAATCCAACCGTGCGCCTCTGTTTTACGAGCACCGCCAGTCTTGTTAGATGAGTGATCCTCATCAATTAAAGCTATTCCGCCTGGCAACTCAGAAAGATTTTTCTTCCAAGTTTCTACATCATCTTTAGTTATGGAAAACTCTCCATATCTGGGGTCTTTAAAGTCTCCGAGTTTCGCAATCTGAAGATCAGAAGAAGATTCGCCCGGAGAATTAAGAATGAATGTAAATTTATCTTTTAATTTATCCATTTCTCCTGATTATCCTTTATGAGAAAGCCGGAGCTATCCCGCGTTCATTTGCAGTACCAGACAAAACCCATACAGTGACACATCTGCAATACCCGCCTCCGTTACATTCTGGGTTGGGTACTGTCAATGCAGGGTCTTCAGGTTCTCTTTCTATGCCGTCATCGGCTGCCGAACAAGGATCACAAGTTGCTCCATCTAATATAGATGAATAAATACCTTTTACTTCAGGAATGTTTTCAATAGATTCTAAACCTTTTTGAGTATCATAAGATTCAGAACCTTTGCTTACTTCATGTACTTGTTCGGCTGTTCCTTTTTTTAATGCTAGAGCAGCTATTACCGCTATCGCTGCATCTTTTCTACCATCGTTAATAAGAGATGGCGCATTCATCTTTGCTTCTTTTTTGAGAGCGTTTGCAGCTATTAATTCAGCTTTTCTTTGTAAAGATAATGGAGTATTATTTTCAGTTAGATTCTGTTGTTCAACTTCTCTAACTACTTCATTAGTTATATGCTGAGAAGCTATCCTAGCGCGCTTCTTAGTTTTAATAATTCCTGCTCTATATTCTTTTTCTTTTTTCTGATCTTCTGAAAGTTCTTCATCATTATCTATTACAGGAGATTCATTCCTAAGACTATGCTGCTTTTTAAACTCATCTAAAGAAGTCGCGTAACCTATATTGTATAGCCTTTCCATATCCGACGTAATCGACTTAGTTAAGTCTGCCGGGGGAAGTAGTTTCATATCGCGCCCAATTTGCGCCCGTGTAGCTGCCTGTATCGCTAGCTGCGTGGCAGCAGGCGCAGCGGCTTTAATCAGGTTTTCGCTAGCTCCGTCTAGGGCTTCCTTTAAACGGCCCTGTTCTATAAGTTCCTCATACCATTTAATTTCTTCCCCCAATGTTGGAGAATCAAGAGAAACATTTTTAGTTACTTTATTTTCGTCGCCTTCTTCTTGATAAGTACCAGGACTTACAGATTCTTTGGCAGGCGCTCCACCCTTTTTATTTTTATAAGGTTTATTTCCTTTATTGCCAATAGTTTCTGTTTCAACTTCATATTTAGAGGGAAGAATTAAAGTTTCTTGTTTTTCAGAAGTTTCAAGAGCAGTGGCGGGATCATGCGGCGGAAGGTTTGCTTTTTCTCTTAGATATCTTTCGAGCTTTTTATCTGGAGTAATAAGACCTTCTTTAGCAAGTTTAGATACATATTCTGCAATTTCAGAAATAGAAGATTGATCTTTAATGCTCATCGTAAGGGATGGCGGACCTTCCAAACCTTTTATATTATGATAAGCAATCTTTTCAATTAATTCATCTAAAGGATTTTTAACAGGAATAGCTAAACCTGCAACAGCAGTTAAAAATGGGTCCTCTTGAACATCGGCAGTTGCTCTAGCGCCGACATTATGATGCCCAAGCTCTAGGAAGTCAGCTAAAAACCCACTAGCTATATTCTGAGATTGTAATTCAATTGATTCCTTAACAGATTTCCCTGAAGATGAATCAAATTGAATAACATCTACTAGCCATCCAATGTTTTCATCTTTTACAGTTCCTGATTTGGGACCAGGCATCATTATATAAGAGACAGGATTAGTGTGAGCATTCGCTACAACAGTCTCAACTTCCATTTTTGTCTCATCGTCTGCATTTTGCGCAGGGTAAATAATAGGAAAGCCGACTGCTTTTCTTTCCTCACCAACTGCATCGATTCTTTCAAACCTTGTCTTCATATACCAATGTATATAACAATGGCGTAAAAGAGAAGTGCCTATCCAGTTATTACCTTCAGGCTGCAATCTATAATGTATTAAAGAATTAGCAGGGATGAATACTTGGCCTTTTTGTGGAAGAAACTGCGTAACACCAGTCAAATAGCCAAATTCATCTTCAAAGAATTTCCAAATAGTTTTAGGAAGTCTAAGATCGAGCTTTCTAGGAACTACTACTTCTTTGCCTTTAAACTTTGCAGATGTCCATATTTCCTCGAAATCAATATATCCAGACCTCATAAGTAAAGGTCCAACTTCTTCTAAATGACCAAGAAAGTTTGGTTTCATAAAGTTCCATAAAGCCCATTTACATAAATCGGCTGCTTCTTTATCCTTGGTTGTAGCCTGATCCCCTCCCCAAGGTTGAATGCCCCAAGATGCAGTTTGTATAGGACTCCACGCTGCAAGCATATTTCTCTTTACATCTGCATCTGTTCTCCACATTTCATCAAAGACTTTTAATCCTTGAAGTCCTGTAAGAAGCGGATTTGTCTCATCCCAAGAGATGAAGCCACCCATAGAGACACGGCCAGATTCACCGCGCCGCTTTTGCTCTGGAGGCTCTGTGGCCGGATCAGGCGCAGGGGGAGTTCTACCCAAATCGCCTTCTAACTCGGGTGGAGTACCTGCGCCGCCGAAATATCCTTCGTTTTCAATTGGCATCTAAATAATTACCTTCAGGCCACACTTGTTCAAATTGATATTGAGTCATCTTCGGAGAAAATATGTGTTTGCAGGTTCTGCATATAATAACTATATTCAAAAAACTTCTATATCTATCAACACTTTGTAAGAATGAATAGTCATACCCAGGATGAAATCTTTTATCTCTTGGACATTTAATTTCATTGCCCTGGATAAGACTATTCATAGTGCTTAGGAAGTATAAACCTTAATGCCAACAATCTGAGAGATTGCAACTCTCACGGTATAAGAACTATTATGCTTTCTACTGAAGAAAGAGTTATCAGGATCAGTATTCTCTATAGTAAGCCAAGAATGAGCATTAGATTCAAATTCTTCATTTACCTGCGTAGCATTAGTGCAGGGAATCTCAAACCCACCATCTAAAAGAACCTCGCCTAGTGAAGGCTCTATTACCGGGGGAAGAGGTTCAGGCTCAACCGGCGCAATTTCCGCTGGAGATTCGACAACCGGCGTAGGTTCGACCACAGGCGCAGGCGGCGCGGGAGTCGGTTCAATAACAGGAGAAGGAGTAACAGGAACTTCAACTGCTCCCGGTACTGTCGTGCTGCCCTCTTGAGTTGCCATTTTTCTAATATCCCTTCATTTTGACGTTTGTAACTGATTATCCCTGCTGATGCAGACCCATAGCCTTTATAGAGGAAATCTCAAAATATATATTTTAGTTCATTGAAATAATATAATGCTCATAAATATCATAAAGAATGATTCCCCTATTAGGCCACTTATCCTCTAGGTCTGTCTCCCACATAAGCTCCATGATAATACATACAATATCAATTGGATGCAGAAGATTGGGATTTATATAAACTTTCATTCAAAAATCTTTAATAGGAAAACTATAAATATAATATTAGATAATATGAATAGATAGGTAGGCCAATTCGGATATACAGAAAAAGTGTCAAGAATCAAACAATGATTAAGCTCGCATAGTTAGAATAGATGACATTATAGTATTCTGCTGTTTCTGTAACTTATTAACTTTCCCTGAATTATTATTAACTCTTACCAGTTGTGCAGCATATGAAAGGGTATCTGTTTTATCATCATGGGCACCATTGGGGAAAGATATTAACTCCTCCTGAAAGTCTGAAACAAATGATTTACCTTTAGGGAAGAACAATCTATGAGCCTCGCACAATGAGACAGCTTTAAATGCACGGGACTCCTTTTCTTCCTGCGCTCCATGATTACGTTGCAACTTCAATACAGGGTAATTCTTTTCTTGCAATGTTTGATATGGACCTAATCCATGTCCGAATGTCTCAATCCACATTTCTATACCATTTTGTTCATCATTGCACTTCATAATAAAGTCTGGGACTCTAGACAAAGAGTAATGCTGCCACTTTGAATCTATTAGTAATAGTTTGCCATCCTTAGTAGAACCCCATGTGGATACTACTGTAAAGTCTGCCGTCTCTTTTTCAGATGCAGCTACATCAATTGTTTGAAACTTTCTTAATGATAATATTGGAATAGTAATTGATTCATCATCTATTAATAAGATTGAATCTTGATCTAAATATTTCCAGTATCTAAAGTCATCTAGTTTAAATCTGTTGCCAGCCGGGGAAGATGGACGCTGTTGATAGAGAGCATTGAAGTAATACGGTCCTACCTGATCTGGGTCTTTTTTCTTCTCTAACTCATCTATGGTGAACATCTCTGGACATAGCGCCAATCCTGCTGCTGCTCTCAGCGCGTCCGGCTGCTCAGAAATTGCAGGGAGCCGTAATACGGTCCACGGGTCAGATGAATCATCAAACGATTGTAGACGGCCTGATAAATCGTCTTCGTGCCACCGTGCCATTACAAGGCAGACCCTCGCGCCAGATTCGAGCCGAGTGCCGATTGTGCTGTTCCACCATTCCCAAGTTTTATCTCTATATACCCTTGACTGTGCTTGTTCCGCTGACTTAACAGGGTCATCAATCAAAAGTAAGTCTGCACCTTTACCAGTTACAGAACCTCCAACACCAACAGATACCATAATACCTTCGTGATCCTGTATAAGCCATTCTCTAGCTGCATTTGGAGTTGATCTTACTTGAATACCAAATATATCATTTCCATATTCTTCAGTTATTTCTTTTGCTTTTCTTCCCCATGACTCAGCGAAAGTTTGCTCATAAGATGCAAATATAATCTTATCGTCTGGATTACGACCTAACCACCAACTAGGAAAGTATTTAGAGATTAGCTCACTCTTTCCATGTCTGACAGGAATCTCTACAATAAGTTTAGATATTTCAGAGTAATATAGTTTTAGAAGATATTCATTAACTTCTAAAAGGTGATCGTAAGCAATCCACTTATTACCCGATACTACATGGGCAAAACCAGCCGGGCTAGATTGAGCTATTGCGAGTGCTTGCGAGTGTTGATCTGAGTAATTTTCTTGTGTCATCATCTTTTGCATCTAGAATGATTGATAAGTTTTCAGTTTTAGAGTGAGACTCCATAGTAACTTTTGCTTTACCTATTGTTCTATCAAAGAGAAAGTTTATAACTTTTAATCTATGCTCACTGTCTGGAATATACTCTAGATGTGCTGAAGCTCCATGACCAACAACTAAGGCTTTGTCTGCTTGTAATCCATCTTTTAATACATTCTCAATATCAGAATACTTCTCTCTTATGATATCTTCAACTATTTGAATTTGTTTAGGCTTTGGAGGTCTTCCTGCATTTGGTTGTGCTCCACCAAAACTAACTAAACCACGTTCATTCTCATTAGCATGTGCTAAACAAAAGTCTGAATCTCTTAATGAAAAAGCTTGACATTGTTTACCATCTTCTTTTATTTTCTTACACCATCTAGGATGTGCTACATCTTTTGTGCTACACACATCGGGAACAGTCTCAGGGTCTAATACCTCTACTACTTGTACTATTACATCTTCACCACTTCCGGCCGATTTCTGCCGAGAATCAGGCGCAGAAGGAATCTGTTCTACATTCGTTTGTTCTACAGCTTCAGCTTTTTCCATGTCGATTTCTTCCCGTTCGATACGAGCTTCATTCGAGCAGGTAAAGCAGGGTATCTTCCTATTACTATGTATAGTGCATTTAGTCATTCTCAACTCGCGCGATTTCCTGCCGGATTTATTTTCTTTTACCCTCTAAAACAATTTCTACATTGTTATTATCAATTTGAATAATACCATCATCTAAGTCAACTAATAAAGAAGTCTTTATTTCCCACCCATCATTGTTTCTAAGCATTGCATATTCATTAATAAAACTAGTAAGTCTAAACTCTCCAAAAAGCTCAATATCTTCTGTCGGATGCTCTAATGATCTAGCTAATTTGAATCTCATTCATTATCATCTTTCTTAATTTGATTATGAATATATTCTAAAGAATGTACTCTACGTTTGCTCCACCAATGCTTCTTTTTCTTTGAATATGGATGATGCTTTTTACAAAGTTTATGAATCTCTCCAGTATCAGGATCATGGAAATGGTGCGTTCCTATTCTAATACAGCCTGGACTGTGGCAATTTAGATGTTTTAAGACATATACTAAAACCCATATCTTTAAAGCAAATTCTCCAAAGCTAGAACTCCAAAAGTTATATGCCTTTGGATTTGTCCAGAACCATGAAAGATTTTCTAACCAAGTAGGCCAAGTTAATATATGAATAGTAGATAAGTTATCCAAATTCATTATGCCAGTAATTAGTAAAAATCTCATCTTGTTTTGCTTTATGCTTATCTGAATGATACTTTACTTCTTCACACTGTCCAAATTCACCTAATGATTCACAACGTTCTTCATGCCAGTGTATATCAAAGGCTTCTCGCCAATGATCTTCGCTATCGTATTCCACTATTAAACATGATTACCTTCTATTCTTTCTGCTAGTCATCTCCATAAGTCCATTTACGATGTTGCTCTTTTTCTCCCTCAGAATAATTACAAGCATCATACTTATTTTTAATATATCTCATTGACCATTCAATTTGCTCTTTGGCAGAATAATCTCGTTTAGGATAGTATGTAGCAGTAGAAACAAATTGAAAACCAGGACCAAATGTTTTATTCATTTCTATATCTCTTGTTCAATATCAGCTATTTCATTTATTAAAGTATCACGCTCATCAATAGTCACCTGAAGCTCTTTTTTCAAATCAGTTTTTTCTTTTACAAGTAACTTATTTTCTCTATGAAGTTCACTGATTTCACTTTCTAATGCGCGAGCTACATTACTCATTGAAAGCACCTATATTTATTTTAGATTCAGGTTTAGCTAGTACCTCTGAAAGTTCCTGAAGCGAAGTAGAAACTTTTCTTGCATTCTGTGATGCTTCATTTAATGCAATAGAAGAAGAATAATCATTAATCTCGCCACTCTCAACTTCAGACATAAGAGAATTGATTTCTTTTAGATGATCTAAAGTAGATACCCACTTTTTCTTATCAGAAGATGAAAAACCTTTGATATCCTCAGATACAGCAGTTGAATCTACAGGAGAACTATCACTATTATTTCTTGCTCCATCAAGAATATCTTTTGCAAAGTCTTCTAATTGAAGTTGCGTGGGAGTTTTGGATACCTCGCCGGAGGGAATCTCAGGTGTTACTACCTCTACTTCTTCTATCTCTTTCTCTATTACCGGGACTTCTACCGCCGAAGTTTGCGCCGTAGATTTATACTCGCCGGTTTCTAATAATTCCTTTGCTTGGCCCTCCGTCAAATCCTTCACGGGAATAACTGGAGGCTTGTCTAATTTGGCTAAGGGCTCAGTAGGGGAATCGGTCAGGTTGTCATTTCCCGTTAATTGTGAGGCGTCCTCTGTAGACGTGGCAGGCATCTCTAGCTCGTATTCCTTTGCCTCTGGCTCCCCGTTCTCCGTCAACTGAAGCACCGCGCCTATCGTGTCCAATTCCGTCACTCCTGACGGATTAGCCTCCCAGCGACGGAAAGCGCGGCGATATCTTTCAGACGTGCTTATAGAAGCATTAAAGTTATCTTCAAGCCAAGTAGTAAATTCTCCATGACCGATACTAACCTTTACTCTTTCTAAATACTCTCCACATTTTACAGCATGTTCGACCATATCTTTTCCCGATATCATGGCCTGTTCATGCTCGTGATTTACTGCAACAATCAAACTTTGAATAGACATAATAGGAACTCTTTGTATCTCTTCTTCACTCATCAATCTGGCCTTTCTAGCCTGTTTCCTGAAGTGCTATTGTAAGAAATCTCTCTGATCTAACTATCAAATCTTTTGATCTTTCGATATCTTTATTTCTTAAACCCAATATTTCTTTAATTTTATTATTAGTCTTAATTCCTTCACCTAATAATATTCCAACATTTGTGGCATTATGTTTTTCCTCACTCCACAAAGAATCTAATGCAGATTCAAGATTAGTTTTTAGATCAGAATAATATGAATCTCTTACTTGCAGATGCTCGGATACTTCCATATCTTCTACAGATTCATTTTGTTCATTCACATAATCTAAACTTGTAATATTAGGTTCAATCCATTCTCTTTTATCATCTTTATCTTTTGTTAGCTTATGACCTTCTAGCCTATGTAAAGCATCCTTTATCTTGTCGGGCAGATATCTAGCCGCATAACCACTGAATTTAGAAGTTTTAGGGTCCAAACCATTTTTCCCCGGCTCATACAATCTTCTCATATTGGAGAGAATTAAAAGACCTTGCTGAATTAATTCTTCTCTAGTATCATTTGACATCTCTCTCTTAGATAAATGTCTCTCAATTACTGCTGCTACAAAGGCTACTGGATCATTAATATCTAAGAAATAATTATCCTTTCCTATCAATTGATTTCCTTTCATAATATTATCTATCTCTATTACTAGAAACTTTCCATCTAGTTAAATCTTTACCTGGATGTTCTATATGCCCAAAACAATGTAATACTTTTAATTGAGTATAACAATCAGATAATGAAAATCTTTTATTAGAAGTATTTACATATAGACCACTTGAATTATATATTTCTTGTGTAGTCATACAAGAACCTTTACTTCTAATCCAATCTAATAAGGGCATGAAATATTTCCAAGAATCTTTTTCTTGTTGTAAGTCCATTATAGAGAATTACCTCATTCTATGTGCTGAATTATTCTCAGCGCTCTTTTGGCCCTGAGACAGAGGAAACTCGTAGGTTGTAGGCACTACTGACCCTCTCATCGGCGCTACGGCTATCCGCTGATAAAGAAGTCTATCGGGTTGACAAGCCCCCGTGTGCGATTTTCCAAAAAAAAATAGCCCACCCTTCCCGCCGCGCTAGAAACGAGAAGAATGGGCCGTGTAGGAGGGGAGTAATTACCCCTACATTTTTAATTAAATATCAAACGTTCTTATTCCGACCAGGATAATCAAAATTCTCTATCTCTGCAACAGATAGTTTTGTTATCGAAGTTATATGCTTTACTGATATATAATTTGTAACTGTAAAACATCTATTCTTTTCTGATTTTGTTACCATTACAAAATCAATGAGCTTTGTTTGGCAATCCTCAATATGCTTTCTAACATTATCTATATTGTCGAAAATGATATACTTGATCTTGTCGCACCAAACAACTGTTACCTCATCTAATTCATTTCCATTGTCACCTAAAACTGGCTCTGTAGCTTTAGATAAATTCTTCCCAAGTATAGTATTTACTTTTTGTAAATCATCCTGTGATAAAGTATCAATTATATGTTCAAGCATAAGAATATCGGTAGCCATTTTAATTTTCCTCTTTTATTTGTTTTTAGGAATAAACTTATTTTATTTAGCCTACCGACGACTACGCTCTTTATAACCAAGTAGTAGTTATCTAATATGAAATCGCCGGTAGGCCATCTTGGGCACTCGCCCACTCTACGAACGAGTATCCTGCTATTCCGAAATTTTCGGACCGGGGAGAAATTATATACCATCCGCGCCGGTTTGTGCTGATACTCATACTTGTATATAAACTTTAAAGAAAGAAGAAAAAAGAAAAGAACCAAAAGAAAATAGAAGAAAGAAACTACTATTATATATATAAAGAAAAGATCAAAAAGACTGTATCTAAAATGACTGCTAACGCGCCCGCGCGTAGGCGCGCGTGAGGGCAGCAGCAAAAATGGCGGAGTATGATTCTTTTCTTTCCTTTCTTTTTAAAATACTTTCCCCGGTAAGTGAGCGTAGCGAACTTAAATTATTGCGCACCCGCGCGCGAGGATTGGAAATAAATGTTATCAGAGCGTATTAAGAATGATTGAATTTACAAATGTATATGAGATGAGAATGAATGAAGGTAAATCAATTTCGACATTAGCAAGAGATATTGGAGTATCGCAAAATGTTCTTGATAGATTTGAAAGAAATGAAAGTCTCAGAGAGACTAGTTTGAAAAAAATTGCTGATTATTTTCAAGTAACAGTAATGGAACTTTTGATAAGTAAAAAGACTACACCGAGAGATATATTCTAGATGGGTGAAATATCTGAGGTAGTATTTGGTAATTGTAAAAGATGTAAAGCAAGATTCCAGTTTAAATCTAGAAATCAATTATTTTGCACTATAGAATGTAAAGAACTTTATAAGGAAGAAAATAAAGTAAGTAGAATTGAAACTAAATTTTATCCGTGTAAGAGTTGTGGTACTGAGTTTAAAAAGGAAACTCTTGCAGATAGATCAAAAACTTATTGCGATGTATGTAGAGAGAAAAGAAAATATAGAAAACAAAAAGGAACATTAAAAGTATGTATAGATTGCAATGAAGATTTTATAGTTACTGGAGGTAATCATAAGAGATGTACTAAATGTAGAGATATAAAAGAACCATGTAGAAACAAACAAACAAGAGTAAAAAGAAACTTTGAGAAATACATCAATCCTAAACAAGCTATTAAACCTCATATGGAAGTATATCAGGCTAGGATGACTTTAGGTTGGACTATCACAGAGCTTGCAGAAGAAGTAGGTATCTCAAAACAATCAATGAAAAAACATGAAAGAAGCGAGAAGATCAATCAATCTTCTAAAGATAAAATATCGAGCTTCTTTGGAGTAAGATACTATAAAATAAAGAATAAGGGTCTATTCAATCTTTAAAGAGAAAAGGCCCGATATTTCTATCGAGCCCAATCTCTAACAATGATGAGAGTCAAAGTATATATATCCTATTATGCCTACATATCTGAGTATCTTCTCATTTAATCTATAGCACTGCACAGGGCATACCCTAGAAACCTTGGTAATTTCGTCCGGGGTCTTGACAGAAATCCTTCCGTGGCCTAGTGTGTAGCGGCATGGCTAGAAAAAGCAATAGGCGTTGGCAGGGCTTCGGCTCGCAGGCCACGCCTACAAAGACCTTTGGTGCTGGGATGCCGATTGCCGATTCTCAAAAGAGAACGCTAACTAAACTTCGTAATAAAGCAGGAAGATTACTAGATGATATAAATAATATGACAAGAGGAAAGGCATATGGAGAAATAAAAGAAATTGAATTATTACTAGGCCCTTCAAAGGGAGAATCAAAGAAACAAAGAAAACGTAGCAAAGCAGAAACATCAATTAAAAAATCAGAAAGAAAAGCAGAAAAACATTTACAAATGAGAAGGGAAGAAGGATGAGATGAAAAAGAATTATGAAAAACCTAAAAATGCTAAGACACAATCAGGTCGAATTATCGCGGCATTAAAACATTATGGAGAGTCAGGAATTACTCTTCTCGCTTTTCAGGCTCCTAATGTTTGTGACAATGGTAAGCCTATTATCCGTATGCAAACAAGAATACATGAGCTAAGAGCAGAAGGTTGGAATATAGTGAATGTAAGTCGCAAGGAGAATAGACCTAAAAGAAACTGTTGTGATGTTTATGTATTGCGAGACGGAGAATATGCGCGCGGAGGAATTGTAAATATCACAACTCCTATTCAGTTCCATCATTCAGAGACACTAGTTACTAAAGGTGCCTATGAAGAGACAATGAAATCAACTAGATCAAAAATTAATGCAGGTGCATTCTAGTGAAATGCTCATATGGAAAGGTAGATAAACAAGCTAATCTGGTTTTTCATTGTACTAAGAATAGTAATCATAAAGGTAAACATAAATTCTCCGATAAAGGAATAAGGCTATGGAAAAAATTACCTTAATTGGAGGACATAGAAATGGCGAGATATACGCTAAGCCTGGATCAAATGAGCTTCATTTAACAATAGTAGAGAAATATGTCAGGGAAGAGTCCGACCCTGAAGTATATAGATTTGTTGGTCCTACCAATA